TAATGGGGAAAGAAAGACACTTAAACAATGGGCAGAAAACACCGGAGTTAATCATTGCACGTTACGGAGCAGGATTAAAAGTGGATGGCCCATCGAAAAAGCCCTTATCACCCCTCCCTTGAATTTCAACCAATACTCTAATCCTTGTAGTGGTTTGTAGTTAGCGTAGTGAGTAAATCAAAAAAGGGCGTCTCGCCAACTGTGCGAAACGCCCTGTGTTTTGGTGAGCCCTGTCGGGATCGAACCGACAACCTACTGATTAAGAGAAAGTAGTGCTTGATTTTATTGGAATAATATGCTAATGTTACATTCAGGTCAAAATCACTACGAGTTAGGAGCCCATTATGGATGAAAGACGTTGCCGCCGCTGTAAAAACCTAAAGCCCCCATCTGAATTTAAATCAGATCGCCACAGGAAATGTATCCCCTGCACAGCCGAAGCCGTAAGGGAATATCAACGAAAACACAGGGCAAAGCTACGCAGAAAAAAGAAGCAACTTGTCCATTCCCGCGCTTGGTATGCTGCCCACCCCGAACACTATGCCGAGTATGTCAAAAAGCAGCGTAAAGAGAACCCTCAAATAGCGCTTGCCTATGCTGCTGTGGAGAACGCCACAAGATCAGGGAAGATTATAAGACCAGGCTTGTGTGAATCATGCCAAAGGCCGGGGATTATACAGGCACACCACGAAGATTATTTCAAGCCGCTCGATGTCGCGTGGCTATGCGTTAAGTGCCATTCATCCTTACATCATCAAATTTGCTAAGGGCAATCATTGACTCACAAACGCCTGAACGGTCCTGGCCCCGGATCCGGAAATGGCGATATAGATCCCGGTCCGGCAGAGGATCGGCGTATTAAATACGATGGTCCGCCAGCGGTCCGTCGCGCTCGTCGGGACGATAAAGTCATAAAGGGCCTTTGATCCCGCGGCGCTCGTATTATCATAGACGATTATCGTTTGCGCGTTGGTCCCGTCGGTCCCTATAAATAGCGCGTGCAGCCGCGTTGCCCCGGTCGTGACCAGGCCGGACGCCGTCAGCGTCGTCTTATATTCGGCCCAATCGTCGAAGGCCCTGGCCGGCCCAGGCAGAAGGAACGCAACCAAAACCAAAATCAGCAGTAAAAATCTTTTCATTTTAATGTCCCCCTTTTAGTTTTATGTTAATTGCACCTTGACAGCAGATCCGCCATGGCCGTCGGACTTAAAAGGAAGCCGTCAAACGGAGCCGGCTGCCCCTTCGTCAGTTTTTCCAGGCGGCTGTCCGGCATGATGATCGTTTGCTTCGGTCCGCAGCCGATCGACAATAAGAGACAGGCCGTCAACGTCGCCGTCAAGACACATTTTCCGAATCTTCTGAATGTCATGGTAAGGTTTTTCCTTCAAGTATTCCCTGGCCGCCATTTCGGAGATCGCGGCCACGGAAGCCAGCAGCCGAATGACGTCGTCGATCAGGATCACTTTCCCGCCCCGAACACGTTAGGGAAAAACACCAGGATCGCGCCGGCAATCGCGCCGCCCAGGGCCATGATAGCCTCTTTCTGCTCCGGGCTTATCGACACCCCGAACACGGACAGGATCAGAACCAGCCCCGCATACGTCGATCCTTCCTTCAACCGGTTGATCGCAAACTGTATGAATTTCATAACGCCCCCCTTCTATGTAATGTCGTCGCTCATGAATGTTTCCGCCAGCCATGTCAGGCCCATCGCGCCAAAAGAAAAGATCGACGCGACGGCCAGGATGATCAGCGCAACCAGCATACCCGCGGCCGCAGCCGCGTATATCACAACCTTTTTCATTTCCTGCCTTGATACGTTATTGAAAAATGATTGCCGTCCCCTGGGAAGTCACCCCCCCAGCAATTCTCCGGATCCAGGCTTTTCCAATAGGACCCGGCGAAAGCGTAATCCTCGGATTTTTTCATATACTTCCCGTCCCGATCGTAGATCAGCAGATCCTTCGCAAGGCCCTCATAGTGAAGGCTCCGCTTCATGTGCGCCTGGCCGTCCTTGTCGAAAACGACCTGACACCCCTGGCCGATGATCCACAGGATCAGCTTCGCGATGTTTTTAGTGAACCGGATCCGCTTGTCTTTTATTTCCGTCATCCGCCCACCGCCCGGATCCGCCGGTCGTGATCCTCGATCGTCCGCTTCATTTCCCTTTCCTTGCCGTCACAGACAACGAAAGGGACGCGGTTGTGCATTTCCTCGCTTATTTCCTCGACCTTCACCTTGACGTCGCACAGCGTCGATTGAAACCGCTGCCGCCATTCCGTGATCGCTTCCTCTTTTTTTGCTTCGCGCTGTTCAAGCAGCGCCGCGATCCGGTCGTCCTTCCGGTCGCGCTTGTCGAATTGCCGCTTGATCCACGCACCCAGGGCGACCAGGCTCAAAGGATAAACAAGATTAGTCAGAACAGGATCCATGAGATTCATGCCGCCCCCCCTATTTCTCAACGATCACCGGAGCCGGTTGCGTGACCACAGTCGGCGTCCCGGTATTGTCGAACATGCCGCCGATTTGATTATAGCTGCCGGTCAGCCCGCCCGTGAGCGACGTATTGCCGGCTTGCCTGATCGTCGCGCTGTTGCCCTGGCCGAAAACAGTTTGATTGTAAGTGTTCGATCCGGCCATAGCCCCGACTTCCTTGACGAGCAACGACGATCCCCACAGGAACCCCAGCGGCGCGACGGCATTGAACGCCGCCGGGACCCAGGACGGCGTGAAATCCCGGTGCGCGTATTGCTTCGCAAAATCGGCAAGCGGCGGCGGCGGCGAAAACACTTCGATGCTTTTGACGTTATTAAACACCATCGCCTCGCCTTCTTTCGCCGGCGTGATTCTGACAAGCGGCTGCGCCTGGTAAGATGTAGCGATTGCGGAAAGCATTTCATAATAGCTTTGCTCGCTCGCCAGCTGGTTCGCCGTCATGCAGGAACAGAAAATAAACACCAATGGAATCATGCACAACTTTTTCATCTCCCCCCCCTTTTTTTTTAATCCTGCCGATCACGGGCGATCCAGTATAACACCCGCGCCATCTTCCTGATGATCACCTTCAAGCCCGCGATGGTCGTCGCCGCCGTGATCGCGTCGTCGATCTCTTGCCACGACGGAAGATTCTCGACAATGGCCTGGGCCTTCGCCTGGGCCAGCGCTTCGGCAATCAACCGGGCCGCTTCCTTCGCCGCCGCTTGCTCCGGCGTTTCCTTTAATTCCTTGATAATATGGCCGCTGTCATGCTTTGTGATCGTATAGACTTCGCCGTCTATTACAACTTCTGTGATCTCCATGTTGCCCCCCTATGTCGTTGTATAATCACATAAAAGATATATTTTATCCGTTTCTGATAAAGACGATTTAATGCCTATAACACATGAGTTCCTAAACGATATAACCCTGGGATTATATGTTGTTGAGAAAACGGCATAAAACCCGTTATTCGCCGTCGTTATGGCCGCCGATATCGCATCAAAAACTGTTACCCCATCTAAAACAAGCCTTAACCCAACTGTTCTGGACGTTGTGTCTACCACTCCCACAGCAGCGGTCCAAATTATTCCACCGCCCGATATGGTTAAAATATCCTTGTATGTAGCGGCAGTAACCGCGCCGGAAAGTGTCTGCTTTGTGGAAGAAAAAGCTACACCAACCCCAGCTACTCCACCACCAGAAAAATAATTTACAATAGACTTGACTGATCGTTCAAATCCAAAAATCCTCGGCATACTCAACATGATGCACCCCCTTATGTGATCTTCATTCCGGAAAGGTTGAAAGCAAGTTTATCCGCGACGCTCGCCTTGATCCGGATTTCCTCGGCAGCATTGGCGTTGATTGAAATCTCATGCGTATCGTAAGCGTCAATCGGCTTGTCGTAGATCAGGAATTCGCTGTTTTCCGCCGTCCCCGTATTAGAACAATGGGCCACCCGATAAGTCCGTTGAGCCGAATCCTGATTGCTGATCCGCAGAATCCCGACGATCTGCGTTGAGGCCGGGACAAGGTATAAAGCCGCCTCGTCCGTGTTCGCCGGTCTTGATGTTGCAAGCTGACAGTAAGTTGTTGCCATAATTCCCCCCTTATGCGTTTAATGCGAAAAAGTATGCTTTCTGTTCAACATCCTCTGTGCTGATCCCCAACGTAGCCCTGGCCGTCGCCGCGTCCGCATCATCCAGGAGCGTCTTTATAAAGGCGGAGATCGTCGTGCTGGCCGGCAGGGACAGCGTCGCCAGGTCCGCGTCCAGCCCCAGGGTAGCCAGGACTGCCGCCGCGTCCGCATCATCCAGGAGCGTTTCGGCAAACGGCGACACCGCGTAAAGCGACAGATCCGCGATGTCAAAATTTTCCAGGTTGTCCGCCGCCGCGTTCCATCGCAGGAACAGCTCCGCTTCCGGCGACGGCAACGTCAGCCCGGTCAGCGGCGACGAGATCGGCAGCGTGACGGTCCGCCCAATCAGGTCATAAAGCTGCTGCAACATCATGACGCCCCGGTCATAGCCTTCCTCAAGCGTCGCGGCCGGCATGGCGCCACCGGCGGCCAGGTCGATCTCCTGGGTATAGGGGACGTCCCGATAAACGACGACCGTTTCCCCGGACGCCGGCGGGTGAAGCGCATAATAGCCGATCATCGTCACGTCCCCGTAGGTGTAGGGCATGCCCGTCCCGCAGTTTGTGATCGTGTAATCTGTGTTTTGCGTCAGGACCGTTTCGACGCCGTTGACGTCCGCGATCAGGACGTCCAGGTCCGCCACCTGGTAGAATGAGATCCCGGTAAATGGGAACAGGATCGTCACGCCGTCGCCATTAAAGGACTCTTTCATCTTATTATTCGGAACCGTCATTTTTACACCCCCTTTTATTCATCTTCATTGCCTTTTGAGGGCCACGGCAGCCTCAATAAAACCGTCCGATGTAAAGCCGGGCACCTTGTCAGCTAATTCAAGCATCCTTGACTGTCCCACCGGCGACTCGCTTTCAAATCGCTTGATAAACGCCGCCGCCCGCGCCGGGGTCGGAAGCCCGCCAACAGACCGCCACCATGACCCATCCGGAAGCTGCGCCGTCTGCGAATGTCTCATAACCCTTTTTGTCAGCCTGTCCTGGTCCTCTGCCGGAGCGTTTTCAATGTAGTCATAGATTTTATCTCTGACACCCTGATCCTTGTTCTGGAAATAGGCCGTCGTCAGTTTATCCAGGTCTCTCGCCTGCTTGAATCTCCGCGTCACTTCCTCTGTTTTGGCCTGGTCTATGTCGCTGCGGTATCGGTTAATTTCCGAGGTTGCGGAAAGAAAGCGCCTGATCGACGGGTTTGACATCAACATCTGTTCCAGTGTTTCAGTCTCCATCTTTGGATTGAACGAATCTGTAATAGCCCGGAGTCCGCCGCCGACAAGTCCGACCCAGGCGTTATTAGGCGGCATGATCGCCCCTAACGCCTTCGATCCACGTTCCGGCGAAAGGTTCGTGATCTGCCCCGCAGCCACGGCCAGCGGGTGTGTGTCCGCCGTGTATTCCTCACCAGGCTCTATATCCTTCGGGCCGCGCCACACATCCTGCCAATTCCATGAGTCCTTGTTCCCGGCATAAGCGAGCAGCGCGGAAAGCGCGGGCGGCATAGACCCCATGCCCACAAATTCACCCAACGCCATCGCCATGCGTTTGCCTGGCACTTTTTCTTCATAGTAGGCTTCCATGAGGCCCTCAAACAAGGTGCAAAAGGCCCGTTGTCCCTGGTCTTTCGGTATTTTCACATAATAGCGCCTGAGCTGTCCTTCCTTGTCGGTGTAACTAAACGGGGTTGTGATGATGAAGTTCGCCTCTTTGTCCCGGTCTGATATGGCCTCCCATGTCTCACGATTCGTCATATAGTTCGCCATATACAGGCCCATCGAAACCGCACCAAGCTGCCCCATCTTATAGGCAAACTGGCCCGGCTCGGCGGCGGCATACCGGAAGATGGAGCGCGTTCCCTGTATCCCGGCATTGAGGTAGGGCATAGCGTTGTCAAACGCTTTCGCTATGTTCCCGCCCTGCGAGAAGTCCAGATAATGCCGCGCCTGCCAGGTTGCCTCTCTCGGCGATAGTCCGTTTCGCATTGCCCGTTCTCTCAATGCGATCCGTGTCCATATCTCCGACGTTTCGCCAACCCACCCCAGGACCTTGCCCAGCGTGTTCACCTTCTCCCCGATTTCCCCGGCCTGTGAAAGCCTCCCGTAGTAAGTGAGTAATTCCGTTCCGCCGCCCTCATTGACATAATCCAGGACGCGCCCGGTGCGCTTCATCACGTCACCGGCAACGGCGGCGAAATCCCGCGCAAGCTGCCCGAAGGCAATGGGAAGGTGTTTGCTGTATTGATCCGTCGTCCCCCATACAAGGGCCACGTCACGCGGAATGTTTGATAAGGCGAACGCCGGGTTGTAGCCGGTAGCAAATGCTTTGACGAGCTTCGTTCCGGTCAGCCATTGCACAATCGTTGACAGGGTGTGATTCATCAGCGGATCAGCCGTGATCCATCCCTTCGCCATGTCCTCCGGCATGTGTAGGAGCCGTTCTTTCCCGTCAACAAACAGGCGGACAAGCTCATGGCCCGCCGGGGTGTCTGCATATATGGGCGCGCCCGCCTTCGTAGCGCCGACAATCTTTGCTTCCATCGCGATTCCGTTGCCGGGATTGGCCTCGACAAAATCAAGCAGGGTTTTGTTCGCCTTGTTCCTTGAAATCATGTCCTGTGTCATGTTGACGTTATATTGCAAAAGCCGCTGAGCGTTGTTTTCAAGCAGCTCTATTGACCCTTCATCCAGGGCCTTGATGTCGCCCCTTTCAGATACGGAAATCTTCTTGCCGCCCCGAACCGCCGTCATGGAGTCGTCAAGATGTTGCATAAACTGACGCGGCGAGTAGATGTGTTTAGATAGCTCCGCGTATTGGTCCTGATTGATGAGCCCTTCTTTCAGACGGTAGCCGAGCTGTTCCTGCATGGCGTCAAAATAGAGATTTGCCCTGGCTTCAAGGTCTGCATATACGCCCCGGGGCAACTTCTTTTCCATCTCGGTCAGAAAGTCGATATGCTCCACACCCGTCAGCCCGTCCGGATGCTTGACTGCGCCAAGGCCCTTATATTCGTCAATGGCAATGATCCGTTTTGATTGAATGACGGAGTTCAAAAGTTCCTGCTCGTTTGAGGACAGGCCCCGGAAAATAGCCCGTTGATACTGCTCGTTCATGTTCGATGCAATGGCGCTTGATCCGGCGTGCAGCTCTTGCTGAATGACCATCTCATGGCCGAAAAGCGGGTCAACCGCCATCGCCTCGCGCTTGAGGTTCCCGGACTGATCCACAAAGCCACGAATCAAAAAGTCTTTCGCCTTTGACCAGGTAAGGGCTTCACGCGCCGCCCTGGCCGCGACCGTCTTGTCATACATGGCCGCCACCTTAGCCACGGATTCACTCTCGGCCCCTGACGTAACTTGCCGGAACATCCCGGATTCGATCTTTGCGGCGGATGACTTCGCCAGAATCCCCTTTGCGCCCACCCCGGCAGCCATTCCCAGCAGGCCGTTTTTGATGTCAAAGGTGAGATTGCCCTCTTCGTCAATATCCATACCGGCAACCCCACCGGCCAGGTGTTCAGTTCCGGCCGGTTTAGCCGACAACGACGGAACGTAGGTGCCCGGCTTCGGCACCCCCATATTTACAACCGGCCCGTCCACGTCGCCCAGGGATGCTTCAAATGACCTGATCTGCTCTGCGGCTATTTTATCTTCCCTGACGGCTTCCTGATATTTTGCAAGGCGTGTCGTAATTCCCGGATCGTCCGGCACCGTTCCGTGAAGCGTTGAGTAACCATAAACGGCGGCGGCCTCATCATCTGCCGCTTTCAACAGGTCCGCCTGCCGACCGCTCAACGTATCCCGCAACCTTTGGACGGCAGCCGTTCTTTCGGCGTCGGACGCGGTGTTTATTTCTAAAAGCTCCGCTTCTGTCAGCTTTGCGGTGTTCACCACGGGCAAACCTTCCGTCAAGGCCCGGAGTTCCGCCCCTGCCGGAGTTGTCCCTTTGTGCAGGTAGCGGGCAAATTCCGGGATGCTGCGGATTCCTTTTTTGCCAAGGTCGAGCGCCAGGGCAGGGCCGAAAAGCGGGTCCATCGCCAGGTCAAGGCCCATTTTCAGCAGCATTGAACCGCCCGTGCCGAAGTCCTGTTCAAGCGTCCTGCCGCCGGTTCTTGCCTTGTAATAGGTATCGTAATCCTCTCCCCAATCACCTTTTTTTGTTGCAGATCGAAAGGCGGACTCCATACCTCCGGCAACCTGCGTCGCCATCTTACCCGGAAAGCTCATATTCTTGAACTCTTCCGGGTTGGCAATATCCGCATTCATCGCACCCTTAATGAAGGCGAGCGGCGCGTTCGCCGTTCCCACAAGAACACCGGCCAGCCGTGACGCGTTGCTGCCCGCTTTGGATATAAAAGAGGACTCCCCTTGCGCTTTCTCGTATTCGCTTACTTCCTCTTCCGTGAATCCGGCAGCAGTAAGGTCTTTTCTCGAAAATTCGATGCCCATTTCAGCCCCCGTCTAAGTCCATCAGAATGTCTTGCTGACGTTTCAGCTTCCCGCCGGTTCGTTCCATAAACGCCTTCACACTTTCCCCCGGTCTGCGCGTGGCCGGTGCCATTGTTTCACTTCCCACCGCAGATCCCGGCGCTTGCGTCGTCGCTTTTGGCCTCTTATCACCCAGAGCATCGGCAAGGCTTGCCTTCCCCTTGCGGAATGCCGGGTCAGTAAAGACCTTCAAGCCAAGGTCGTAAATATCGGATGCATAAATCTTTTCGCCGTCCTTTTCTTTTTGTGCCGCAAGTGTGTTTATGTTCCTCAAAAAGGTGTCTTTTGCGATCAACGTTTCATCCGGCTTCGTTTTTGCTTCAATCTTGCTCATCTCGGTAATGACCGTCTTAAAAAGAACCTTGTCTTTGATAACTTCATCCGGAATGACGCCCGGCTTAAACCACTTCACGCCTGGACCTTCCGTTTCCGGTTCCTTCATGGCCTTCATGTAATTCTGGACATCCCGCACATAAGCCGCCCTGGTAGAATTGTCGATAGGCGCTTTCTTGATTGCCTCCTGCGCCGCGCCGTATCTGCCCTTGAGAAGCAGCGGCGCGACCGCGTTTTCCCAAACGTCCTGTGCTGCCTTGTTTTCCGTTTCCTTTATCCCTTCCCTTGTCCTCTGTGCTATCGCATGGGCGCTTTGTGATAGGTTCTGCGCCTGCTGGACGGTCAAGCCGTGTTCTTTCATAAATGCGGTTTTTAGAACTTCAATGCTACGCTGGCCCGGCTCCGGCCATCTATTCTCCGCAGTTTCAGCGGCGAATGTTTCGACTGCGTGCCGCCGTGTCGCCTCAAATAGCTGGATAATGTGATTTTTCGCGTGCGGAGACAGGAACGGGTATTTTAACGGATTGGTCAGATCCGCGACCATTTTGGCCGCTTGCTCCGGAGATCCGCTTGCGATCATCGGATCGGTCTTGAGCCTTTCCGCAACATAATCGACGTGCGTTTGCGTCGCCCATTTTTGAGCATGATCGACAGATTCCTGCTCCGTGAGCGTCGAGCCGCGCCTGGACGCAAAGCGGTCCAGCCCGCGCGCCAGGACGATCCCGCGCTCGCCGTCGTTTTGCGCGCTTGCGTAGGCCTGGGAATCTAATGCAGACGCTTCCATTAAGACGGCCCGGTCGTAATCCCGGAATTTTTCGCTTTCGATCTTCTGCAAGGTCCCGGTCCCGTGGATTTGCGCCCTGCCGATCCGTTCCTTCATGGCCGCGCCCAGGCGCGGATTACCCTGCCCCACCCGTTCAGCTTCGTCCCGGAGCTTTTGGAAATAGCCGTCCAGCTTTTCAGCCCCGATCTTCCGACCGTCCGCCCCGACCAGGTCCGTGAATTTGCTTTGAGACAGATCAGACAAGTTTTGCGTCAGGCCCTTCGCCGTTTGCACTTCGAAATCCGTCAGGAAGGCCTCGTCCTGCCGCAGCTGCATACCATAGGCCAGGTTAGAAACCGCGTCGCCCAACAACATCATGCCTTCCGCTGCTGATCCCGCTATTCTCATTTGATCACCCTTTGCCATACGCCATGTTTGCAAACTTCAAGAAAGGCAGGACCGCGTTGAAAATCGATCCGCTCCGCGCGTCGCTTGCCCGCGATCTTGTCAACCCGGCCTGTGATACATCAACGCCATACTGCTGATCGGAAAGGCCCCGCATGGTCCCGATCTGTCCCATGTCGAAATCATATTGACCCTGTGCAAGCCCATGGATTTTTCCCGCGCCGCCATATATCGCGCCGGCCAGCTTCAAATCTTCCAGGTTGATCTTTCCGGAAAGCGTGTATCTTTCAGCCTGGGCCGCCTCATTCTCCGCGCTCAAAATCCCCTTGCGATAGGTGGATTCGGACGACAGCAGGGACGCCTCTTTATTCAGCCG